GAGATGTTTATCCGTGTTGCTATTTGGGGTTTGAACCAAAAACATATGGCAATGGCATTTACCATCAAGCAGCAAACAATCAATTTAAGCATCTAATCCAGTATAATAATGCTATTAAGTATTCGATAGGACAATGTATTGAATGGTTTTCTAATGTATCTAATACTTGGACTAAAAACACATTTGAAGATGGAAAGCTAGTAATTTGCAATGATAATTGTGGTGGTTAGGTAAATAACCGCATGAAATCATTGGATGGTGTATTAACTAAAAAAGCACATGTCAAAACGGCATACACCGATGGCCAAATTACTGACTTTGTTGAGTGTGTTAATCCAGTAAGTGGACCACATTACTTTATGAAGAACTTCTTCTGGATACAGCATCCCACTAAGGGAAAACTAATGTATGATCCTTATCCATTTCAGATAGGATTAGTAGATACATATCATAACTATGATCATTCGATAGCGTTACTTGGCAGGCAATTGGGAAAAACTACAGCAGCGTCTGGCTATTTGTTGTGGTTTGCAATGTTTAAACCATCATCGACTATTTTAATTGCAGCACACAAATACGATGGTGCTTTAGAAATTATGCAACGTATTCGTTATGCATACGAATTATGTCCAGATCATATCAGGGCTGGTGCTACCAGTTACAACAAAGGTTCAATTGAATTCGATAATGGTAGCAGAATAATTTCTCAAGCAACCACAGAGAACACAGGGCGCGGGCTATCTATAACATGTGTTTCAACGCAGAATAGCAAAGTTACAGTACGAGATAAAGAAACTGGAAATGTTATGCAAATTACCATTAACGAGCTTATCCAGTTAAATAGAGGTATGCAATAGGAGAAAGTATGGAAAATTATGGATATGTTTATTTAATAACAAATAAAATTAATAATAAGAAATATGTAGGAATGCGGGCATCATCTACCTTTGATGATTTTTATTGGGGCTCTGGAAAAGTAATTAAGAATGCAATTAACAAATATGGAACTAACAGCTTTGAACGCAGTATACTTCATTGGTGTGCAACGGCTACTGAGTTATCTGATACAGAATATGATGAATTACAAAATCGGAATGTAGCTGAATCAGATGAATATTATAATATAATAGCATCCAAAACACCTATATTATTTGGGGAAGATAATGGTTTTTATGGAAAGAAACATACATCGGCTACTAAAAAACTAATATCTAAAAAATTGTCTGGAAGAGTTAGAAGCCCTGAAGAACAACAAAAAAGAAACGAATACTGGGATACTGAAGCTGGTATATTACGCAAAGAATTACTATCAAAAGAACGATCTCAATGGACACTATCTGAAGAACATAAGAATAAAATAAGCAACAGTTTAAAGAAAAAGTCTGATATCATATCTAAACAAAAGAAAGAGTTTTATCAAACACATAAAGGAAAAAAATTAAGAGAAATTCTTGCAATTAGTGCCAAGGAGCGGTTTAGTGGTGTCCCTAAAACCCAAGAACATAGAAAAAAGATTTCAGATGCATTGGTAGGTATTAGCAGAAGAAACCCACAAAATACAGATCCTGAGAAAATAAGAAAAACAGCAGAAAAACACAAAGGAATGAAGAGAAGTGCGGAAGCTAAGAAAAAAATGTCTTTAGCCGCCAAAGCAAGAGGACCTAATAATAAAGGATGTTTTTATATCCATTCAGCTAGCACATTGGAAGTAAAGATGCTGAAAAAAGGGGAAGTAATTCCAGAAGGATATAGGAAAGGTTATGGTCGTAGAAAAAAATAGTAGATTCGAAGTACTAACAGATGATGGATTTAAAGATTTTGAAGGAATATCTGTAAGTGTAAAAGAAACATATAGGTTATTATTAGAAGAATCATCGATAGAATGCACGCAAGATCATTTATTTTTTTCTATCACATCAAATGAATGGGTTGAGTTTAATGATATTTCAATAGGTGATAATATAAAAACTGCGTCAGGTCAAGAGAGATGTATTGGCACTGAATATGTCGGTGTGCAAGAAGTCTCGGATTTGTTAAATGTCAAGGATACGAATTCGTTTGTGGCTAATAATATAATTGTTCACAATTGTTTGTATCTAGATGAATTTTCCTTCGTGCCACCAAATATTGCCAAATTATTTTGGACTTCTATTTCGCCTACATTGTCAACTGGTGGTAAATCTATGATTACTAGTACACCCAATAATGATGAAGATCAGTTCGCTACTATATGGAAAGGGGCAAACAAGCAAGAGGATGAATACGGAAACCCAACCGAATTGGGAATTAATGGATATAGACCATATTCAGCGATATGGAGTGATCATCCTGACCGTGATGCTGCATGGGAGAAAAAAGAAAGGGCTAAAATGGAACCTGATCAATTCGAACGTGAACACAACTGTAAATTTGTGTCGTTTGAAGAAACTTTAATAAATTCAATGGTTTTATCAGAGATGCAAGGCATTGACCCAATCAGAATGCAAGGACAAGTTAGGTGGTATAAAGAACCCAGAAAAGATACTATATATTGTATATCGTTAGACCCCAGTATAGGCACTGGTGGGGATTATGCAGGTATACAAGTGTTTGAAGCTAATACCACAACACAAGTTGCAGAATGGAAGCATAATATGACACCTATTCCAGCACAGATAAAGATAATGAGTGATATAATGCATTATATTGATGAAAAGACCCCTGTCAATAAAAACAATATATATTTTAGTGTTGAGAATAACACGGTGGGTGAAGCTGCATTAATTTCCATTGATGAATTTGGTGAAGAGAATATGGGTGGTATTTTTGTATCAGAAACAAAAAAAACACGTAGTACTAGAATAGCAAGGAAAGGATTCAATACAAATAAAACCACAAAAACAGAAGCATGTTCTAAGTTAAAATCGTTAGTTGAATCAGATAGATTAACCATTTATAGCAAACCGTTAATAAGTGAATTAAAGGTTTTTATTAGCAAGGGTGTTAGTTACGAAGCAAAGCAAGGGGAAAATGATGACTTGGTGATGTCATTGTTGATAATTGTGCGGATGATGCAACAACTAAAAACGTATGATTCTGGACTTAGTGCCCAAATGCAAGATCATGGGGATGTTTCAATATCCCCAATGCCATTTATTATGTTTTAGGTAAATATCGGTATGCTTATTGAAGAATTAATACCACTGAATGAAATGATCATTCGCCACCGCACAGCCGGTGAAGGAACCACGGTAGTCGCACATCGTGGCAGTATATGGGTTTTTGATACCAAGTAAGTTCTTTCTGGAGATAATAGCTAATATGGGGATGGAAGAATCCGATGACTGGATCACATTTGATAATTTAGCAGATTTTATGGTTGCAAACAAAATTTGGGATGACCGTGGATACTATTATGAAGGAATGGAAGATGAAGACTATGAATAATAATTTAGCTAAATACAATTTATGAGTGATAGTATATCCAAAGACTTATTTGATTTATTAATAAGCAAAGATTTTGAAGTAAAGACTTTTGATTCTGGTGGCAAATCCGTGCTAGATGTAGAGGATGCTAGTATATTCAGGTTTGACTTCACGGTTGGCAAGAATAATTATGGCACTGCTGTAATTCTAATAGATGATGAATCAAATTTTGAGTTATTCTTCGGTGATAACATTGGTAAGTCAATGCGTGGCAAAGACAAGAACTATTGGTATGATTTTCTTTATATTCTGAAACAGTTCTCAATACGGCATCTTAAAAAATTCAAACCATCAAATATGAATAAAATGAAATACAATATGCAAGGCATTGCGGCTATTAAAGAGGGCTTGTTTGAAGGGAAATGGACTGGAACATCTAAAACAAGTTATAATCCACAATCCAAAAAAGTTCGCATTATTGCGAAACATAATAAACGACTAGGTGAAGAAGATGCACGGTACCGTAATATCAAATCACTATTCGTTGAAAATGGAGATGGTGAACGATTTAAATTACCGTTCGTAAATATCGGTGGTGCAAGGGCAATGGCACGGCATGTATCAGAGGGTGGAAATCCATATGACCAATTTGGTGTTCATATATCTGAAACAGTAAAGGATATTGCTACTATGGGTGGATTTTTGAGAATAAGATCACTTAATGAACAAGAGGGTGAAATTAACCAGATTCGTGAAAAATGTAAAGAACATTATAATGGGTTGCGAAGCAAGATGAGATCGTTGTCTAGTAAGCGTGGCTATAAAAAATATGCTGAATCGTGGAAACCATTGCAGATAGAAGAAAATGAAGCGATTACTGATGCGTTGCGCAATGTATTCATTAAAGATCCAGTAAATGAAAAGATTGAAAATGCATTGCCATTGATATCACGATTGCAACAAATGGCAGAAGGTGATGTGATGCCGGGGCAGTTAACAACTGAACACACAAGAGAGAACAAAGATATGAAGCAAATAGATGAATTTAACGACTGGGCGCACAAAGTCACAGAAGGTGAGGTAATACAGGGACCGTGGACTAATAACAGAGTAGTAAATCCACCTGCTTCTAATGTTGAAAAATTAATGCCAATGTGGAATTCGAACACACAAGAGGTAGTAACAGCAGATTCTGAAATGTCAGGGGAAGTAGAAGATTTCGAACATTTTGAAGTGGTATATTTTGATAAAGATCCTAATGTTAGTGTTAGAATAGTCGGTGTTACAGCAGACAATCAGCGTGTAGCAATTGGTAATATATCTAGAGAAAAGGCTGAAATGTATGTAAATCGGTTTAATCACCACTTAAAGAATAAAAATATAACAGAAGGAACTTGGGTAATACCAAAAACAAATACACAATTAGAACAATTACGTCAAGTATTGAGTAAACCAATTCCTGCGTCAGATGCGGGAACCATAATATACCATATCATTGGTGATGATGACTTGTTTGATGAATTGGATGCGTTAAATGAGATAGATCCCACTATGGATGTAAGACCTACTATAATAGAATGGATTAAAGAAAATAACGGAAAGTTCAAAGGAATGGTAGATTTATCTACCGTAATAGATGAACCAACCAATGAGTTATCCAATGCATTAAAACAAATTGGATTGGGTGAAGATATTTCCAATACCCCATTCCCCACAGAACAATTAGCAGAAAAGTTCAAGGAACCTATCCCAGTTGGTGTGAATGCATTGAATGTACAAGAAATGTTAGATGAATTAGTTGACGAAGAAGAGTTAATGGCACAATTAGCTGATGTCGCAGAGAGTGATCCAGAAGCGGATGCCCGTCCTATTATAGTAGATTGGTTATATGAGAATGGGTATGATTATGTTGCTGATCGATTAGGATACGAACAAGATCAAGAGGTTGCTGGTGGTGATCAGGTAGATGATTTAATAAACGATGTTGAATCGGATGAAGAGGGTATGCAGGAAGGTTTTGATAATGACCCCTCTTTGGGTGATTGGATTACCTCGCCATGGGATTCGTTTAACAAGAAAGCAGATAATGATAACGAGAGATGGGATGCTGACATGAAACGTTTGCGAGGCATTGCTGGTGATTCATACGAAGCACACCGTGCAGAACAGGGATGCTTGGGTGATCCGCGTGATTGCTTAACGGATTTTAACAAAAAACGTGCAACCAAATCAAAGTCGTTGGGAGAAGATGCTGAAATCAATGATATGCTTAGGCTAGCAGGGTTAAATAAGACGACTCAAGTAAATCATTCATCAGAGATTAACCCAAAGGCAGTTGCTGCCAAGGACTACCATTCAGGTCAGTAGTTGAAAAATTATGCTGAAATAAAAATTAGAGTAAAGAAACCGTCTAAGCACACCCATCTTTATGTGATATCAGCGGGTAATTTATTTAAAATAGGGGTTACTAACAATATAGAACGTAGGATGAAAGCGTTGCAAACTGGTAACCCTTGTCCATTGCAGTTAGAATACTTAGATGAACGAAAAAACCCACATAAGGCAGAGAAGTATCTACATCTGCAATTCCAAAAAAACCATGTTCGTGGTGAATGGTTCGAGAATATATCATTAAAAGATATTAGAACCAAATTGCTATTATTTTTAGATCAAGATTAAAGTACAAAAACTAATTGCAAGATAAATAGACTTATGCTATACTTGGTAACAAGGAATGCATAATTGTTCAAACAACCAGGAAGGTTGATTTGAACTAGGCAAAACTTAAAAAGAAACATAGGTCTAATATAGGAGAAAATTTATGGCAAATTTAGCAGATATTCGTGCTCGTTTAGCAGCACAGGAAAACACAAAATCATCAACCTTTTCAGGTGATAATACAGTTTATGCACATTGGAACATTGACGAGGGGGATACGGCAACATTGCGGTTCCTACCGGATGGAGATACATCCAACCCATTCTTTTGGGTAGAACGTGCAATGATTAAGCTACCGTTTAATGGTATTAAAGATGGCGATGGTAAAAAAATACTAGTGCAAGTTCCGTGTATGGAAATGTACGGACCAGATGAAACCTGCCCAGTGCTTGCTGAGGTTCGGCCTTGGTTTAAAGTAACGGGAATGGAAGATATGGGACGTACGTATTGGAAGAAGCGTAGTTATTTATTCCAAGGGTTGGTTCATCAAGATCCAATGGGTGAAGAATCCCCACCTGAGAATCCAATTCGCAGGTTTATGATTAGTCCGCAGATTTTTAAGATTATTCAAAGTAGTCTTATGGATCCAGAAATGGAAGAATTACCAACTGATTATTCACAAGGATTAGATCTTCGTATTGTTAAGACTAGCAAGGGTGGATATGCTGATTATTCAACGAGTAATTGGTCACGCAAGGAAACGGCACTTAATGAAGTAGAACTAGGTCATATTGAAAAATATAAACTAAATGTCCTTAGTGACTTCTTACCTAAAAAACCTGGTGATGTTGAATTGCAGATCATTAAGGAAATGTTTGAAGCAAGTGTTGATGGTGAAGCATATGATCCAGACCGTTGGGCTCAGTATTACCGTCCGTATGGAATGAACAAACCTGATGTAACAGCAGTGCCAAAACCAAAACCAAAACCAAAACT